ATAATAATCGTTTTGATAGAGATGGTGGCGAGGACGTTTTTGTAAAACGTTCAACAATTTTAAAAAATAGTTATTCTTATTATCCAGTATATGCCAATGATGGAGAAAAGAAATACGCAATTTTCTGGGACCCTGCTTCCAAATTGGATAATTCATTTGTTCTTATAGCAGAGATTATTCATGATGAAGTAAGAGGTTGGATGGCAAAAATAGTAAATGGTGTAAACTTAATTGAGACTTTGCCAAATGGAGATAAGATGGTAATACAAAAACCAGAACAAATTGAAATAGTCAAATAGATGCTTCTTGATTATAACAGGGGCGCAATAGATTATGATAATATTTTAACTATACAATTTGATGCTGGTGCAGGTGGTGGCGGATTTGATGCTGCGGCAGTGCTTTTAAATACATGGACTGATAAGCAAGGAAAATCTCATTATGGTATTATTGATGAAAACGACCCATATATGAAATTAAGACTTGACGATTATCCAGAAGCTATAAAAAAGTTAGTTCTTTTTAACTTTAAGCGTGATAAAGTACAGGCTTATGAACGTACTCAACAAGCAATAAACCAAGGATTGATTATGTTTCCGAAATCCTTGAACGCTCGTAATGAAATGGAATTTGAAGAGCAAGCTGCTGATGGTACTACTCAGTTAAGATATGAAAAAGCTGGCTATGAAGATATGATAAGTTTAGCTCAAATTGACCTTTTAAAAGAAGAGGTTGTAGCTATGCAAAAGACAAAGAGACCGAATGGTACGATAGTATTTGAATTGTCACCTGATGCGAAGCAACGTAATTTTCATGACGACCGTGTAGACTGTTGTGCAATGCTTGGTAATTTTATTATGGAGCTTCGAGCACAAGAAGCTCTCACTCTCGAAGAGAAGCCAGTAACAGCGTTTACAGACCTATTAGCTCAACGTAGGCGTTCTGGAACAGCTTCAAAGGCTTCGCAAAATCCGTTTGCGAATAAAGGTGGAGCGAATCCGTTTACGAAGTACAGTAAACGATAATAACTAAACGATTTTAAAATAATTAATAATTCGTCGCTAACAGCAACATTTTATATTCTATAATTAACAAGAAAAAAATACTAAAAAGGTACTGTTGATAACTTACACAGAAGCTAATCAGCACAACAGTTATTATCTGAGTTTATGGGGAATTGTAGGATAATAACTATTAAACTAATAAAAAATGCGGCGAGCCTGTGTGGTATATGGTGGCGCACAGGAGAGACAGGAGATTCTTTTGGGTGGGGGAATCTCCTGTTTATTTAAATTGAAAATTAAACGTGAACTTATTAAGGTTATTTATTGACAAAAATTTAGGTTTAGAGTTAAAAGGTTTTTAGACTTAAATTTTTTTGAGTAAATAATTACGACAACACGAGAAAGGAGTTAAGTACCGCAGATGTTACAGATTAAAGGTTCAAGTATAAAATTAACTCGTGGTGACGATGCAATTTTTTCGATAGATGTTTATCAACCAGATGGTACATTATATACTCCAAGTAAAGGGCAAAGGATAGTATTTTCAGTATCACGTTAGCCCTCAAAAGAACCTACTCCAAAACCTGTGATTCAAAGAGAATTTTATCAATGTGAGACAGGGCAATGGATGGTAGAAATTAAGTCGATTGACACAAAATTTCTTGAATATGGAAAATATTTATGGGATTGTCAATTTTTCTTTGAAGATGGAGATGTAAATACTATCTGTAGTGGTATGCTCGAACTCCTTTATGAAATCGGATAAAGATGGAAAGGAGTGTAGTATGGCAAAGAAAAAAGATAAAGATATAAGTTTGCAATTTAGTTATGAGCCAGAGGGTACAAACCTTCTTGGACAAGATAAACCAGAAAATATAAAAACAACTTCTTCAAAATGCACTCATGGGTTAAAGGGTGTTTTAAATGTGGGGGTAAAAGAAGTTAAGTCTGATAAGAATATTTCTGATATGAAAGATATTGATATTAATAAGGAGACTCTTAAAGAGGGTGATTTGTTAATATATGATAAAGCTGATAAGAAATGGAAAAATAAGTAGTTTGAAGAATATTATTCTGGTATTGTGTTAGATGGTAACGTTGATTTCTGAGATATAAGAAATTAATGTTGACATATAAATAAATATAAAAGTGCTTTATCAAATTTGATTTTTAGTTTTTAAAGAAAGGAGAAGAGAATTAAGTAATGGCAGATGTTAAGGTTTTAAAAACAACTATACTTCTTCGTCGTGCAACTCAGGCTCAATGGGATGCGATTGCAGGCACTTTTATCCCCAAAGCTGGTGAGCCTTGTGTAACACTTGACGGAAAAAACAAAGGTCAGATTAAAATCGGTGACGGTACTACCCCTTGGGGTGAGCTTAAATATGCTGGCGTAGTTGAGGGTGCTCTTAATTTTAAGGGTTCTGTTCAGACTAAAGCTGAACTTCCTGAAGTTGCTAATGTTGGTGATATTTATCAGGTAATCGAAGATAGCACGATGTATATCTGGGATGGCGATAGCTGGGAAATTTTCCATGCTATTGATTTAATTGGATATGCAACTAAAGAAGAAGTTAATGCTCTTAAGAATGAAATTAACGAAGAGCTTAACAAATATGCTTTAAAGACAGACCTTGATGTTATTAAGATTTATGGCGATTCTGTTGCCGAAGATACGTCCATGTCTGTTGATGGGGTAAAGTATGATACTGCAAGCGAGGCTATTAATGCTGTTCCTGATGGTGGTACAGTTAAGATGTCTGGTGGTCTTGGAGTAGGTGAAGTAATCAATGTTGATAAGAAGCTTACTCTTGATATGAATAGTGCAGTAATTGTAGATAATGAAAAAACTCCTGTTAATGTTGGTGTTAATGGCAATTTGACCCTTACTGGTAACGGTAGTGTTGAATGTAATAAGCATGGCAAACCTGCTATTAACAACAATGGTAATTTGATTATTGAGAATGGTAGTTATACTCGTAGTGTTGATGAGAAGAATAATTCTTATTATACAATGGTCAACCATGGTAATATTGTAATTAACGATGGTATTTTCCAAGCTCCTCGGGTTATTTCGAGTATGATTGACAATGGCTATTATGATTACAATACGGATTACAAAGCTGGTGAAATGGCAGAATATCCTGAATTGACTATTAATGGTGGTACATTTATTAACGCTTTCTATGTTATTAAGAATGATGACAATGGTAAGCTTTATATTAACAACGGTAACTTCTATGGCACTATTTTTAACAATGGTTACGAAATGGTTGTTAAGGGTGGTAATTTCAAAGTTACTGATGGTACTTACAATATTGGTATGCGTAAATTGAATGATGTAATGAATTCTGGTAAGTTGCTCATTGAAGGTGGTACATTCTACAGCAATGGTGAAGTTAACTTTAAGCACAACGGTGGTGGCGAAGAGCCTGAAGTTGTTATTAAGGGTGGTAAGTTTAGTGCTGTTGTACCTGAGAAATATATTGCAGAAGGCTATGAACAGAAGTATGTTGATGGCTATTATGTAGTAAGTGCAAAAGCTTAAGAAAGGAGGATGACAAATGTTTAAATTAGCGTATGTAGATAAGGCAAAGATTGAGAACAGTATTGCACAGCAAGTCATCCCCCAAGAGAGCTTGATTGTGACTAATAATGATAACAAGGATGCCGAATTAAGTTACTATGATGAAAAAGGCAATTTAAAAAGCATTGTAAAGAAGACTGCATTTGCAAGTCAAGCTGAGGCATTGCTTTGGGTTGCTAAATATGATTATTCAGGTGTCAATATTAGTATTTTCGATGCTGCGACAAGTGATTGGAATAGCTATATTGTAGGTGGAGATGGAAGTTTAAATAAGATTGCCAAGGCAGATGAAGTTGCTGGCGATGTGATGGAGACTTTGGAAAACGTCTGGATTGACGGTGGCTCTGCTCCTGAAGTATAAGTGAGGTGGCTGAGATATGGCTACTGAAAAAAGAATTGTTGTAAATGGAATCTCTCTTAGGAGAGATGCCGAAGCAAAATATTTGTTGGTTGCAGACAGATTTATTCCTAAAAAGGGAGAGGTTTGTCTTGTTGATACTGAGTTTTATGGTTTAAGAGCTAAAATCGGTGATGGTTTTACCAGTTTTGCTAATTTGGAGTATACGGATGAGAATAATAATGTTATTCTTGTTGGATATTATTTTAATGGTAATTTTTATACTGATAGCACTTATACTGTAGAACTTGAAAAAGGTGAGCATCATATTTATAAAAATAAAAATGAAGCTGGCTCACTATATGTATGGAATGGTTCAGCATATGAAGCTGTCACTCCATATGCTACAGAAACTGTAGCTGGTTTAATGAAATTATATCAATCTGCTGGGCAGAATGAAGATGGCACAATGAGTCAGAAAGCCATTACTGATGGTGTAAATTCTATTGAATTAAAAGTAGATGATTCTGATAAAGAATGTCTTGTTCTTGATTTGCCTTGGGATTGATTTTTCTTGATATGTAATTTGATTTAAATTAAATTAGGAGGTTTTTATTTATGGCTGAAATTTCTAAGATTAAGCTTGCAAATGGTACTACTGTAACTATTAAGGATGCTCAGGGTCGTGCTGGTGTGACCAAACTGCTTGGTGGTCATGCTCTTGGCGCTCTTGGTGCTGCTGCATGGAAGGCTGTTGCTGCTGATATTTCTGGTGGTGGAGAAGCTCTTCCTACTGCTTCCGTTGTTAAGGCTTATGTTGATGCTCAGATTAAGACTATTCCTGAGTTTGATGTTGTTATTGTTGCTGATGGTGAAGAGCTTCCTACTGCCTCTGCCGCTACTTTCCACAAGATTTATCTTGTAAAGGCTTCCGCCACTGGTATTGCTCAGAATATTTATAAGGAATATATCACTGTTAAGAATGGCGATACTTATTCTTGGGAACTGATTGGCGATACTGCCATTGATATTTCTGGCAAGGTTGATAAGACCACTACTATTGCTGGTATTGCTCTCGATAAGAACATTACTGTTGAGCAACTTCAGAATGCTCTTAAGCTTGGTGCTATGGCTTACGCTGATAAGGCTTCTGGTTCTGGCACTGTTCAGACCATTGATAGCATCACCATGAAGGAAGTTACTGTTGCTGGTAATGCCGCTGTTACTTCTAAGACTGCTAATGCTAATCTTACCAAGGCTAACTATACCCCTGCGGGTACAATTTCAGGCTCGGCAATTTCTGGGGGTAGCATTACTGTTACTCTTAAAGATTCTACTACCAAGACTGAGGCTGACCTTGGTACTACTACCTATACTCCCACTGGCACTATCGCCGCTAAGGCGGGTGGTTCCTTCTCTGCTCTGAAGACTGCTACTCTTGGTGAAGTTGAGACTGGTGGCGTTTTGATTGAGGGTACTGTTAGCGCTCCTGCTATTACACTTACCTCTAAAGAAGCTACTGTCGCTACTGGTTTGACTGGTGGTAAGGTTGCTTCCTTTACCGAGGGTGCTTTTACTCCCGCCGCAATTCAGGCCGGTTTCTATACCGCTGGTAGGGCCGCTACTTGGACTGGCGCTGATTATACTGCTCCTACTATGGGCGAGGCTTCTAAGGCAAAGTTTGCTTCTGAAGGTATTGTTGCTAATGTTGGTTCTGGTGAGGACGCTGAAACTTTGATTTTCTCCGCCGCTGTTACCGCTGATGCTGTTACCGCTCAGGGCGCCTTCAATGCTGGTAATGTTAACTTTGGTACTTTCAATGGCGGTTCTGCTACTGTTATTGATACCACTAAGTTCTCTGGTGGTTCTAAGGCCGCTGATACCTTCGTTGCTAATGAACTTCAGTCCGTTACCACTGGCAAGGTAAATAATGTTTCCGCTGCCGCACTTGCTAACGACCCTGTATTTACTGGTAAGCGTTACTCTGTTTCTACCACGTCTGATACTGCTCTTAAGGATGTTGCCTTTACCGCTACTAATAGCGCCACTATCGTTAATAAGGTTGAGTATGTCAAGCCTGAGATTGATGCCGCTACCTTCAGTGGTACTGCTGCTAATCTTGGCTTCGTTGGTACTGAGGTTGTAGGCGCTCTTGTTACTGGTGTTAAGTACGACAAGGCCGATGCTACTGCTGCCTTTAGCGTTGCTGTCACTCCTGAGACCGACGTTATTACCAAGACTGCTAAGACCATTGATGTTGAGGTTACTCCTGTCGCTAAAGCTTAATTAGCAAGTTTTAAAAATAGCTTAAGTTATGGATATATCTAAGGTTCAGCTCCCAAATCGGGAGACCTATCAAATAAAAGACGAATATTTACGTCATGTAATAAACGTACTTTTAGGGATAGAAGAACCCGATGAGAGAGACATAAAGTGATTTTTATATGAGTGGAGTTGCAATATACTCCACTCATTTATAAAAATGAAAGGTGGTGCAGGATGACAGATAAAGAAGTAGAAGTTTTCTTAGAAGCTAAAGAAAAACTAAGCAAAATAGATAAGAATTTAACTTTAAAAGAATACACTAATAACAAACAATTAATGACTGTATATTGCGATAAATGTAAATAGACTTATCAAGTCTCACCAGCAACAATTTTTCATAGAAAATATAAAGGATGTCTTTGTTGCAGAGGAGAAATAATTAAAAAGGGTTTTAATACTTTAGGAGATTTACGACCAGATTTAATTAAACATTTTGAAGACAAAAACGATGCATATAAATTTGCTCTACATTCTAACCAAAAAGTTAATTTAGTTTGTCCCGATTGTGGAGAAAGAAAAATGATGACAATAAATGACTTAGTTGTTAGAGGTTTTTCTTGTAGGATTTGTGGAGATGGGGTAAGTTATCCTAATAAAATTTTAAGAGCGTTTCTTAAAGTTTTATCTTCAAAAGTAGACAATTCTGAGTTTGAAAAGTCTTTTAATTGGTCAAACAATAGATAGTATGATGGTTATTTTGTAAAAAATGGTAAAGAATATATAATAGAAATGCAAGGTGGGTAGCATTATAAAGATGCTTGGGCTTCTAAAGAAGAAACTCAAAATGTAGACAAAGAGAAAAAATAGTTAGCTAAAAAACATGGAATAGATATTATTTATATAAATTGTTACAAAAGTGACTTCGATTATATTAAAAACAATATAAATAATTCTATTTTGGGTCAGATGTTTCAAATAACAGAAGAGTAGTGGATAGAAATAGGGAAACTATCTTCTGGAAGTTTAGTTAAAAAAGTTGTGGAATTATACGAAATGGGTTTATCTTAGCAACAAATTTCAAAAGAATTGGGAATTCACCATTAGGTAGTAAGGAAATATTTGAAAAGAGCTTCAAAAGCTGGATTATGTTCTTATCAAGCGAGCGTGTACTCTGAACCGTAGTTAATTAGAGTTTATAATAAAGATGGGCAATTAAAAGGTGAAGCGAGCTCATATCGAGACATGGTTCGTTTAATGAAAACAATGGGAGAAGAAATTAATGTAACAGGATTAAAGCCTCATTGCCAAAACGGTAAACCATATCACGGCTATTATTTTGTATTTGTTAAAGATGATGTAAACAATAAAGCAAACGATTAATAACTCTCAAATTAATTGTTTGCAAACGATGAGAGGGTTTACAAATGATTGATACAAATCACCGAGAGGAATATTTTTTATTTCTCTCGGTTTTTAATTTACAAACAAAATTTTTATCACTTTTACTTTTTTAAAGTGAAAGTAATAGCGAATAGCGAAAGTATATTCAAAAAGGAAAAGTAAGAAGTAAAAAGTAAAGAATAAAGAAAGTAAAGGAGGTAAAAATCAACAATGGCGTATATTAAGAGAATTAAGTTGCCAAATGTTACAGAAAGTTATGATATTTATGACCCCTCTGCTGTGCATTCAGTTAACAATAAAACAGGTACAGCGATAACTTTAAGTGCGGCTGATATTGGTTTAGGTAATGTTGATAATGTAAAACAATATTCATCATCTAATCCTCCACCGTATCCAGTAAAGTCTGTTAATTCTAAGACAGGGGCAGTTACGTTAACGGCTACTGACGTTGGTGCTCGCCCATCTACTTGGACTCCAAGTAAAAGCGATGTAGGATTAGGCAATGTTGATAATGTAAAGCAATACTCCGCAAGTAATCCTCCACCGTATCCTGTAACTTCTGTAAATGGAAAAACTGGTGCTGTAACAATTGAAGCTGGTGGAAGTTCCATTCCAGTACAAGCGAACACTCCAACAGGGCAAAAAGTTGGAGACTTATGGTTTAAAGTTGTATAATATTAAGAAAGGAGAGGACATATGGTTATAAGTCAAGTTAAGGTTAAGTTCGCTAATAATGAGCGAGAATTTTTTGTTTCAAGGTCTGTCGCAATGATGAAAATTTCTCTCCCTTCAGGAGCAGTAAAGGTAGAAGGACGCATGACGAAAGAAGAGCAATATGTTCAACTTTCTGGGGTAAAGGCAAATTTAGATGTATCTGATACAGCGGAAGCGGGAATTACTACTTACGAGGTAGCGGGTATGTATTCGATAAAACTAACTAATAATGGTGCTCCCGAAGACGGTGTAGTAAGCACATTAATTGGTTAATGATAGGAGGTATTTTAAATGAGTGCTTCTTATCACGGTAATTATATTTCATACCCAGCTTTAATATATTCAATGGCAGCGTTAAAGCGTGGGGGTGGAAGTGGCTCTGGTATGGACCCTTATGAATATGCTAAGAGCATTGGGTATACTGGAACAAAAGAAGAATTTGACCAAGCCTATTTATTAGCTTTAAGTGGTGGGTCTATTGAAAACATTCTTGACGGGGGAATAGCTGATGAAGCGATTGACCTTGTTTGGGATGGAGGACTTGCTGACGAAAAGTTAAAATGAAAATAAAATAAATTTATCCCTAACTTTTGCAGCGTAAAAGTTGCAAAAGTTGGGGATTTTTGATACATTTTTTCTATTTTCAGTATTAAAACTGTTAAATAAAATTCGCATTTTATTTTTATAAAAATATTCATTGCCATGTTAAGATGTTTGCCAATCCATCTTAATTAAAAATCCCTTTTAAAATAATATTTTATAAAGGAGCAAAATAATCATGGCAACAAAAGTAATACAAATGATGGAAAAAACAGCGGAGGGGTATGATATGCTCATTCCTGCTGGAGGGGGAATTGTAATTAGAGTTACCTCGTTAGCGGGGACTACAGTGACTTGTTCTTTTAATGAACAGACGCAATCTTATACCTTTTCTTCGGATGGAACATACGATTTCTATGGAGTAGGATATGGAGAGTATACATTTACGATAATTGGAATGGGGATTACACGAACGGAAACCTTAAATGTCACTGAAAGTAAAATATATGAGCTTTCTTTTTATCCAGTGCTCAGTGTTTTAAACGAAAATAGTTGGGCAATAATCTCTACTATTTCTGAAATTGGAACGGCTCAGAATACATGGTCTCTTGGTGATATAAAAATGGTCACTATAAATGGAACAATAACAGGCACAACCTTTAATGATTCTTATGGTGTATTTATCGCAAGTTTCAGTCACAATCCAGATATTGAAGGAAACGGTATTTTATTCCATAGCTTTAAAAACAATCTAACAGAAAAGAAAGACATCGCCTTATTCTCCAATTTCCAAATGAATACATCAGATATCACAGATGGTGGGTGGCGTGATTGCCACATGAGAAAAAATATAATTCCGCAATTTGAGAGCGCAATTCCCTCTGAGTTGAAGAATGTTGTTAAAACATCAACAATTTATTCTCATAACTATACTGGTGGAAGTCAAAATAATAATGCTTCATATGTAACAACAACGCAAGACAAATTTTATCTGCTTGCCGAGTTTGAGATTTTTGGAGCAAGAACTTATGCAAATTCTTACGAACAAAACCATCAGGTTCAGGTTGAGTATTACAAACTTGGCAACAGTCAAGTAAAGTATCAGTCCACCAGCCAGAGTTCCGCGAACATTTGGTGGGAGCGTTCCGTGTGGTGCAACAACACGAACACCAACTATTTCTGTGGTGTGGGCAACAACGGCAGCGCGGACTTTAGCAACGCGCACTACTCATATGGTTTTGCGGTGGCCTTCAGGGTGTGACTCTAAAAACCGCGTAGCGAAGCGGAGCCGCCGTGATGCGCAAGCGAATGGCGGTATAGCGAGCGGTGGTAACGGTTGAGATAAAACTGAAGAATTCTTAATAAAGATAAAGAATGAAAAAGTAAAGGAGACTATAATAAGCATGAGTGTTCTCGCCTCAGATAGAAAAGTTAGTACAGCAGAATTTATTAATACTGCATATAATCTAACAATAGCGGTCGGTCAGTCTTATGACCGATTTTCTGCAAACACTAAAAAATTTGTGTTTTCTAACATAAAAGATAGTTTAAATGTTTTAATGAACACCGTGTCTGAAATAAATACAATTTATACCCTAAGTACGAGTTTGCAAGGATTATATTATAAAGAGCAGTTGATTTATCATGCCATTGGTGCAGTTAAGAATATGGATAGCTGGTTTAGTATAGGGTATGATATTAGCATTACAAATAACGGATTTGAAGGAGCTAAGAAAACTCTCCCTTCAAGCGGAGAGGCTTTAAAAATTTGTGATATGATGACAAAGGAAATTAAACTTCTTGAAGGCGTTTTAAGATAGGTTAGAATCGCTATAAAGAAAAAAGTTGGAGAGGAATACAATGAAGTGGAAGATGGTGTTTGTTATACTCCTTTACTTAGAAAAATTATAGAAAATCAATATACAATTTTAGGTATGAAAGAAAATTTAGTTTATGATGTTTCTGTCAATAGTTATACATCATTGGGCTAATTTATCTTGGGTGCATTTCTGTTTATTACTGTCCGCCGTTCCGCGAACAATTGGTGGGAGCGTTCCGTGTAATGCAACAACACGAACACCAACAATTTCTGTAATGTGAACAACAACGGCAACGCGAACAATAACAACGCGAACAACTCAAATGGTTTTGCGGTGTGGACTTCAAGACTAAGGAGCAATCCACCCCTCGAAAGTTAATTTAGAATTAGTAGGGGGTTAATGCGCTTGTTCTAAGGGGAATAAAAGCGCAATTGAAGGGAGAAATGTTTCCCGTCTTCATAGATTTTATGAAGCGAAATTATGTCATCACAGAGAGATACGGACACTTCTGGTCTGGTTAAAGGGCGCACACTCTTTAATTTCAGGTATCAATCTTAAGCGATTTATCCTTGTGCAATGGAATGAATTAAAAAATAGTATTTTTTTGAGCAGTGGATTGCTCATCGGTCAAAAGGGTTTTATTTTTCTTTCGTTCTTGGGGCTTTAGGGTTGTAGTCGTGGGTGACTGTTTTAGTAAACTTAATAAGCAAAAAACAAAATAAAAAAGTAAAAGGAGAGCGAAATTTGAATTCGTCTGAACGTAAAGAAAAGCGTTATCAAAGACGTAAGCAAAAAAGGTTAGATAAAAGAAAGTCTGATTACGAATAGCTTAATTTACAAGATAAGATAAAAGATTTTACATTGATGTTTTATTATGGTTTAAAGTGTATCACTGGTGTTTCTTGGAAAAGAAGTGTGCAACTTTTTAAAAGTACATTATTTTCTTCTACCGCAAGGAACATTAAAAAGTTTGAAGAAAATATTCATCTTAGATTTCCATATGATAAGTTCTATTTAACAGAAAGAGGAAAGAAAAGATATATTTCTGCACCAAGAGTACAAGATAGACAATCAGACAAATTTATCACAAAAGAAATATTGCTTCCAATATACACTAAGCATATGGTATATGATAATGGAGCAAGTCTTGATGGAAAAGGATTTCACTTTTCTTTAAGCAATTTAAAAGAAGACCTTGTAGAGCATTATAAGAAATACGGGCGTGAAGGTCGGATTATTTTGATAGATTTTTCATAGTATTTCCCATCTGCTGACAAGAAAGTAATTAAAGAACACCATAATAGATATTTCTTTGATGAAAATATTAAAGATGCTTTAGAAGCATATGTGTATCCACATTTTGAAGGTAAAATGTATCTAAAGGACAAAAATGGTAATTATGTTTACCGCGAGGGTGAAAGAGTTTTAGATGAAACTGACTTGAATGATAAGGGGATGCCTTTAGGGTTAGAACCAAGTTAGGCTGAAATGATACATTTTCCATCCTTGTTGGATACTTGGTTACTATGCCAAAAGCAACTTAAAATGTCTGCACATTACATGGATGACTACAGGATAATCGTTCCTCCAAACACTGATTATAAAAAGCTTATTAAAGAGATAAAAGACAAAGCCTCAGAATATGGAATGAACTTAAATTTAAAGAAAACGGTTTATATACCTTTTACTAAAAGTTTTAGATATTGTAAAATTAAATTTAAGATATTAGAAAGCGGAAAGATTTTAACGAAAGGAAGTAAAAAGTCTTATCCTGCCGCAGTAAGAAGATTAAGAATGTTTAAAAGAGAGATAGAACTTGGGAATAGAACATACGAAAGCTTAAGAGGCTTTGCGCAATCTTCTTTTTCTTATTATGATAACTGGAACGATAGTTATCGAAAAGGAAAGCTAATGAAAATGTTTAAACAGTATTTTGGTTTCGATTACGATGATGTGTTTATGTATAATTATAATGACGCGAAAAAGAAAAATCCAGAATTGTTTAAAGAGATTGATAGAATTATGGAAGAGAATAGACATGATATAGGTGAAGAATATGTTTGTTACAGACCATTTAGCGGAAAAGACCTGTTTGGTAATACTGTTATTATTAGCAGAAACACCCGCTTGAAAAGCAGAAAAGGACTTCTTGTTAGAAAGAATAAAGCTATTTGTGTAATAGGGTCTGAAACATTTTATAACCATTATTGTATCAATAATGATGGACATGGAATAAGAAGAGGAAATTTAATCTGTAAGATTTTAGAATAGACTCAGTATACGGTGGAACAGTAGATGTCTGCGAGATTAAAACAATGGAAGGCTCTAAACAATTGCGAGGAGGCAAAGGCTTACAGATTAAGCACAAAGAATGAGAAGGAATGGATTTGGAAAAGGTCATTGTGGTTTGCTTCAGAAAAAGAACTAAGAAAAATTTTAAAGAAGGTTAATAAAAAATATGTCTACCCAGAATAATCACAGTAATTTTAAAACTTTTGTCGCGCGTAAGAGATATAGAGGTTTATCTCTTAACAGAGATAATGTAAACATACCCGCTCGGTCTATACTTTCATGTAAGGGAGATATTCTATTTTATAATGATATTCCCCTTGCATTTGTAACTTCGCAGGTTAGTTTAGATTATTTCACTACAAACGATGATGGAAAGGGTATGGAAAGAGGAAAAATCATAGATGAGATTTTTTCTATTTTAGTAAATAAGCCAAATAGTTCAGAAGCAGAATCTAAAAAGAGATTAGAAGCTTGGGATAGAGTTTGGAGTAGCGAATTTTGTCTTCCTTTCAAAAGAGAAGACCATGCAGATTTTTGGCTTTGGAACTATGAGTTTTATAATACTTCAATAAACAATTTGAAAATTATTTTACAAATAGTGAAAGGAGGAAAAAATGTATCGAATTTACAAACGGGAAGAGCTCCTTGGAAAAGTTGATGTTCCCACTTATATTAAGAAGCAAGATGGTGTTTTTGTTCCTTGTGTTCTAAAGGAGGCTGAGGGGATTGCGTATAATAGCACTCCTTATAGCTTAGAGGGGCAAGCGATGGATGGTTCGTGGGGTGAGGTAATTCTTGTTGAAACCGATGGCGCGGGTGAATTGATGGAGCAAGGAACGATAATTTCACTTACCATGGCTGACGAGAAAATTAGTTCGATGATTGCATCTCAAAATTTGATGGATGAGTTAATTGAGAATGGTATAGTTCTTAAGAAAGAGACTTTTAAAGAACTTTATAAAGTTGGTAATATTAGAAAAGACCAACTTAATGACCTGCTAAAGAAAAATAAATTTTCCCAAGAAGATTACGATTTTATAATCGGCTAATTCTTCAACTGATTGGCATAAAGGGATAAGGGTATTGAATATAGTAAGAGTAAAATAGCCATTTTTTATTTAGAAGTTTTAATATGAAATAGCAAAGCAAGAGTCTTAAAATTAAAGCCAAACTCCGTGTGGTTTAATGTTTCTACGAAATAATTTGCGATTTATAGTGCTTATATAGTATATAAATTCAATAAAAATCAATAAAATGGATATTTTATTGGGTTGAAAACACCCTAAGTCGTATGTTTTTGCAACTTGTTTGGCACAAAAAAGTGGATTTTTGTTGCTCTTTTGGGTGAAATTTTGTTGCAGAAAAAGGAACGTTAAACTGCACGGATTGGATGCTCCATAAGTACCCGTTCCGACGTAGCTTCCCGTCTAAATTCTTGCTTTGCCATCCAGTGCAGTGCTAATAGCACTAAACACTTGATTAGGAGTTGC